GTTTGTGTTTTTGTTTCAAGCAATGTACAATATTTTAATAAATCTTCCAATAATTTTTCGCGCCTTACTTTCAGCTTCATCTCATTGAACCTGCATTTGTAGTCAATGGGCATGGCTTGTAGGATAATGGCTTCTAGGTGGTTATTATCCACTAATAATGACATTGTAAGTGATTATCGTTCTAAACACATTGTCCAACGGATTAAGGCCGTCCAAATTGGTTATAGTAGCCAAATAAAGCGATGTAGCTTGACCGGTAGAAAGTGTTATGCTTGTATTACTATCCAGCGCGGTAAGTATCAATTGGGCAATGTCTTCACTACGTTTATATCCTGTGAATTGCCCGCGCGTAACAATGTCCACTGTCATAGTCACATTGCTAGTAAAGCCTGTTTTCCCTTGCAATTGGTTACCACTGCGGCCTGTTAGTACAATGTATTCATTGTCCGCGTCATCGGGCGCAATACCATCATAAACAGTTAAGCTAGTGGCCGTACCAATGGCAGTGTATAGATATTTTTTTATCGCTGGTATTGGGTTGGTCATTTTAGTAAGTTTTTAATACGTTGAATAAGTTTTGGCCTTTCAGCTTCATAAGCAGGCACAAAGAACGGTTGGGGCCGTATGCCTTTGCGAAGTATCGAAACCGCAATAGGATAAGCCGCTTTAGGGTCAATGCCCTTTCTCAAACACCAATCACGAATGGCCAATAGCATATCCTTGAACTTACCGCCTTTGCCTTGCGCCGCTGCTGCTTCGCTTTCCCATCCTGGAGGAATAGAAACCTGCCCACCCGTTCCAAACTCAACATACGGCGCATAACTTGCAGTAGCAAACACTGATTTGCTCAATGGTTGGCTTATATCAATCTGCAAACTTTGTGACAATGTACCAAGGTTCTTTGGGGCCATCCTTTTTGCGTCCAATTGCATGTTTAACACCGATGCGCTCATTTCGTCCGAAATATCATCCTGCACCACTTTTTGAGCGGATAATATGCGCTTATTAAGCCCATCCAATCCGTCCAATTTAGCGTTAAACATACGCGATAATCTTTAAATATTGTTTCTTGGTATCAATGTCTAAAATAGAGTGAATGGTATATGTTTCCCCATCAAACAATATCTTGTTATCTACCGTTATTCCTGTGGTGTAGCGCGTGTAAATCCGAACGGCTTTCTTGAATGATATACTCATCTCAAGCAATGCCCTTGACTGGCTTAATGGGCTTATATCGCCCCAATAATCAGCCGTGCTAGTTACCGCATAAGTAAAGCCACCCTCACCGTCAGTAGTTTGGCTAAAGGTTTGCACCGTGAACAGTTCACGCATGGTTTCAGCGGTAATCTCGTTTGTCCTTGCTAGCTTCATAATATAGGGCTTTGTCTAGTCCATTGTAAAACGGTTGTAGCTACTTTTGGTGCAAAACCTAAACTGTCAATGTTCGCGCCCCGGTTCTCATAGATATAATTCACCTGATCCAATATTGCACCCTTTAACGCCTCTGGAACGGTGGCATAACCTGCCGTGTAGACTATTTTCATGTCAGACAATAAAGGCTCTTTTAATACAGGGAATTGACCACCAATAAGCCTATAATCGGCTGCGGCTATGGTATCGCCTGTTTCATTATTGGTTATAACAGGCGTTCCCGTAAGCGGGCCAAATGGAATCTGGAACGATCCGTTTTCATTGCAAAACCATACACTTACATTCTTGTTCACAATAGCCAAAGATGTGGCTCGCTCAATGGCTTGTCTAGCCCTTGTAATCATGGCCGTGATTAAGTCATCTTCGCTGCTCCCGCTTACCCTAATATAGGTTTTTGCTTCTGCTAGTGTGACCGGCTCAGTGATACCGCTCGCATCCTCATAGGTGAAATCGGTAATGTATGAATATGGCATTACTTTACTTTTTTAGGTTTGTGTTTGGTTTCCTTCTTTGGTACGTGCGCGGGTTCGGGCATAGATACGGCAAAACCTTTGCCGATAAGCACTTCTGAACGTAGTTCCCCTACTTCCAAGACTTCGCCTACTAATACCTTACGGCCTAGTCCAAGGTCTTTGTATTCTTTGATTATTTGAACTTTCATAATTGCTAAGTTACAACTATTTGACAAAAAAAGCAAAGCCCCTATTTTACAAGGGGCTTTGCTTTAAAACAACACACTATTTTATGCTACGTTTCCTAGGTCACCATACACGAAGTAGTTACTTCCGTAAATTGGGAACGCTACTCTTTCTTCGATACGAACGGTCACTTTATTCTCACGAACGTTAGTACCATCTTCAAAGAAGAACTGTAATTTAGCAGGCTCACGGAAAATAAGGTTTGCACCCATAACCCAATCACCTACAATGAACTTATCAACGGTCATGGCTGTACTTCTGAATACGGGTACACCACCAATCCACATTTTACCGTTTTCAATCTTCACCAATGATGGGAAGTCATATTCGCCAGATCCACTCGCTTTAGTCAGCATGATATTGTAGAAGTCAGACGGGTTCAAAAGAATACCATTTGCTTCTCTATCGTATCCTTCTAATTGGGCAATAGCTTCAACTAATTGCTCTACATCAATTGTAGCAGCGCCAGTAGGAGCGGTAAAGTTACCTGAAGTAGTTATACCTGATAACTGTGGACTTGTTCCTGTTCCTGAAAGCAATTGGGTATCTTCAGCCCTTAGCAATAATTCAGGAAGTCTTGAACCTAGGAAAGTAGTCATACCTTCAACGTCATCAAGCATATTCCTAGAGATGCGTAAGAAACCGGCAATCCATTCAGCCTTAACGCTTGCTTCTTGCAAATCCAAGTCAATCTGAGCTTTGGTTGCACCTTCAGCAGCAGGAGCAATTGAACCTTCACCCGCTACTTCTTTCACGTAGTCAAAGTTAGATTTCGCACCCATTCCACCTTGCTGCAATAATTCACGAATGTGAAGTTTGCGTTTTGGCAATTCGATAATACCTGGCCTTACAAAAGTAACGCTAGTATCAGCGGTTGAAAAGTTATTGGCAAAAGTCATATCGCCAACTGCTTTTAATTCAAAGTCAACGCGGGTACCTTTACCTTCTTTGCTCATTTTAGCAAAACCGTCTGCGTTAGACTTCATGCTTTCAGCTAGTTCCTGACCAAAAGAAACGTGTTTTTGCTCTGTTTTCTTCCCTTCGGTAAAGAACTTGTCCAATTGCGCTTGCATTTCGTCTGTTGCAGTTTTCAATTGCTCAGGTGTTGCGAAGTTCAACCCGTCTAATTTAGACTTCATTTCATTTGCTACTCTAGCAGCTTCGGTTGCATCCAAACCGGCTTTTGCGGCTTGTGATTTGATGGTTTCAATGGATGCGCTTAATGATTTAACGCCGTCCAAAATTTCTTGGCTCATTTTAAATAAATTTGAGGTTTAATAATAATAATTCGTCAGCTATCTGCTTCGTATAATCCGGCTCAGGTGCGATTGCGGCTTGAGTGGTGAGTAACGATTGGATTTGCTTTATTTCAATTTCCATTAAGGAAAAAGTTTCGTCAGTGAAAGTGCCGTGTTTGAATGAGTGTAGTAATGCGTCAAGGCGTTTGCTCATTGTTTCAGGCGTAGGCTTAAACTCGCTTTTACTCATGCCTAACGTAGGCGTTTCAGGGTTTGCGCCCCAAAGGACCGCGCTGCCCTCATATAGTTTCAATTCCTTGATAACTCTAACCTCTTGCTTATCATTCAGCCAGTCACTTTTGATGGTGCTGAAACCGATTGAATGCTGATTAATTACCCCGCCATTATATAGCTTAATAATATCTTCGCCTATCTCTGTTTCAATAATCTTAGTAACTGCAACAAGCATATCCCCTTCCACATACAATTCACTTGGTTTTCCAAACGCGTGTTTCATTGTGGCGCAATGGTCAACCAATGACCAAACCATGTTCTTTCCCTTTGGTCCGCGCTCCATGATAGTCTTGGTAACGGCTTCGGGTACAATAATATCCCCGTCTAGGTCAACGTTACCGAACCTAGCCCAAACGGCTTTCACCGTTCTTTTATCCATGTCCACATCTAGGATGCCATTGGACGCGTCTTTGGTTTGGAATTGCTTCATGTTCCCAAAGTTATGCAATTGCAACAATGTTGCAAAAATATTTTTTATAGTGTCGGAATAGGTTTGTAAGTTGTGCGGCAATAAACATGAATCGTTGGAAACAATACAAAAAATAAAAGCTAAACACGATATAAAATGATAAGCGAAAACGAACTAAGGATAGGTAATTGGATAATAGGAGAATTAGGTAACGAAATGACAGTTTGTTCGTTATTTAAAAATACAATAGAATGTGATTTTAACGGTGGATGGTGTTCTGTATTTTGTCCAAAACCCATCCCCCTAACGCCTGAAATATTGGAAAAGTGCGGGTTTGAAAGACACAAGTGCGGAATAAGTGGGGCAGATATGTGGCAGGGCATGGATGGTTGGTCTTTAAAAGGTAGTTCAAATTGGTTATTTAGAGGAAACCCTAAGTATGGACTAAAATTAGTAGGGTATATTAATTCAGACATTCAATACCTCCACCACCTACAAAACCTGCACTACGCCTTGACGGGTGAGGAATTAAATTATAAGCCATGAGTGATAGACTTTATATAGTAAATACAGACACAAAAGAATACTGCACAATAGCAAAAGACTTTGGATATGGCTATTCTTTAGGAAATATTGATTTACTAAAAGAATTTATTGAAGGAACATTTGCATCATCTGAAAATTTGATACTTGTATCCGAATGCCAAAATGAACTTTGGGAAAAGTATATAAAAGACGGAATTAATATCAATACCGAAAATAAATGGAAGCCTTTAGATTAATTGCAGGACCTGTTGTATCTCCAACAAAACAACATTATTCAACGCCTGCCATAGGTAACCTACATTCCCCATAGGTGGGTTATCAGCTATCTTCATTAGCTTACCGTTGGCATCCCTTTGCGGAATGAACCCAACGGAGCAACGGCAATTGCAAACTTGGTTAGCGGGTGCATTCGGTTCACCTGGGTGAAGCATAGCAGTAGCCCCAAACTTAGACGGTACTTGAAACGGCTTATCCATGTCTGCTTGTACACCGTTCATGTGTAGGTGATCCGTTTGGTCGCGCGGTTCGCGTCTTGTCCTGTTATCTTGTGCAGATACCCATTCCTTTTTACATACTAACCCCGTATCCAAAGCCCCTACCATTGAACCTACATTGGCTGCGTGGCTTGTTTCAGTACGGGCAATCAGTTCACCCCGCCAACGTGGTAATCCCCTTGCTTCTATAAGGGTCATGGTTTGGCTTGTGGTAAGTTGTTGGTCTACCTGTTGCAGTAGTATTTTACGAATATCCTCTTTACTTGTGTCGGTAATGTCTTGAGCAAGTTGTGTCAATCCCATCCTTTCAAGGTACTGCATGATTACAAGTTCATACCTTGTTTTGTTGGTCATCTTTGCCGCGCGCTTCAATACCGTTTCTTTGGTCCTAACGGCCATCCTAACACCTAACTGCTTGTGTAGGTCTTGGATGGTAGCCTTTAGTTCTACTTGGTCTGGTTCGTTACCCAATACAATGGCCTGATACTGTTTTGTAAGTATCGCGGCAAACAGGGGTGAATAGTGTTTGCGGGCGGCGTTGTATGTTTTAAGGTAGGTCAATGCGTCCGAACTCATCATTAGGGGCAATATTGCTAGGGATATACAGTTTTTCCATATCCTGTTGAGGAATAAAGTCAGGTGTTTTCAATCCCATTATTTCCATCTTTTGAGCAGGGCTAATCCACCAGGCAGTATTTAGATACGTTGCTTGCTCGGCTCTGTCGGCAACTAATTCAGGGTAGCAATCCAGACTAAAGTCAACAATTAACCCCGTTCCTTTGTAGCCCCAATCCTTGTGTAGTTTCCTGTTGAAATTATCCCTTGCAGCCGTAAGTAGTGGCAATACCGCGCGGGTGATCAATGCCTTTTGGCTTTCTTTCTCGTTTGCGTCTGTTGTATTTTCAGGGTCATTGAGTAAGCGGCTAGGAACTTTGTAAATGTTACACAAAGCCCTCATATCCCATTTTTCACTTTCGATAATATCCAAGTCAACAGGGCTTAGTCCTATTTGTTTATAGTCCACCTTATACCCTGAAACCTCAATCTTGTTTGTGTTCTTTGATCCTGCATTCTTAGCGATGGCCGCTTTCAAGGCTTGACCCTGAGCAGCCCCGTCCAATGGATTAAAACGCTCATCATTCATAAACAACACGCCCGCCGGCCCACCGTTCTGGAATGCGCTAACCGCAGCCGTCTTTGCCTCGTTTGAGCGTGTCAATGTCTTTGCCGCCGCTCTCAATGGACTTTGGCCGTAAAGCTGATTGCCCGTGATAGACCATTCAGGATTCTGATATTTGTCGTGTAGTATCTCCCTTGTGTCAAATTGCACTAACTGACCGTAGTAAAGTTGGTACCCTGTTTTAGTTGCAGGAAACGTTTCAATATTGGCATAGATACCCATGAATTGAGCGGGCAAGGCGTAAAGCGTTAGTGGCTTGTCTTTGTTGTTCCCCGCTTCAATCATTTTGCCGTAGATATACGCATTGCCAGTAATTAGCTTGAACATAAACCATGCTTCCAACAGGTCGCCCCATGTGTCCTCTTCGTTCGGGTAGGTTAACAACTCGTTCAACCTTGCATCCCCCTCGTATATCTCGTATGCTTCGCTTTTAAGTTGTGCCACCTTTGACCAGTCCTCAATCTTGTCAGGACTAGCCATAAGGGCTTTGTATTGTTTTGCTTTGCGCTCGTTCTTGACCTTGTAAACAGCCCACGGTGCAACCTTAGCCCTTTCAGTTATCAATGTGACAATGGAATAAACTATATCATTGCCTGCGTACCCATCGCGCACAAAAGAAGCACCGTCTTGGCCCTGCCAGGTAGCTATTCCTCTGGTAATGGCTAATTGAGCGTTAAGGCTCGATGATGGGTTAACGAATGCCCTCAGTCGGTCTATCAGTGATGCCATGTTTTACGTTTGTTTCCAAAGTTAAGAAAAGTTTGGTTAAATCGGCTATTAGCTTTTCACGCTTAATTTGCATCCGTTGTTCATCATATACGCACTTGGTCACGCGCGGCAATGCCTCATGTACTAGGTTGTGTATCTTGTGTTCAATGCTACCCGTTACCATACGGCTACTTGGAATTTAGGACGGTCAAAGTTGGTATGTATCGCGTACCGCATACTATCGCAAAAGTCATCGTTTGCCTTAACAGGCTCTTCCAGTACGTTATCGCTCTTATCTTTCTTCCACTTGTAGCTGCTTAATTCCTTTGCCGCGTTCTTGCTGCTTGGTGTGATGTATAGCGGGTATTGCTTGACTGTCAAAATACCATTCCAGACATCCTTATTTGCCGGATGGATATTCAACCCCGCACGGCTTATGTCCTCAATACTCTTTGGCTCGGCTGCATCGGCGTATATCGGTGCTCGTCCTTGAACGTGCTGCTTAATCTCTGCAATCAGTTCGCTTGGTGTTAGATTGGACTTGTAAAAGCATTCATGTACATAGTTGCAGCCCTCGTAGTGTTCCACCTTGGTTAGGACCGCCGGATGATTAAACCCAAAGTCAAGGCCAAAGAATACATCGCCTTTGCCTGGTAGTTCTGAGTATTTCCACTTTGTATAGATTAGTTCCTTTGCCGCCCCTCGTTCCCCTAAACCGTACACCTTCCAAAGAAAGTCATCGGGGAGGTCTTTGTAGCTTTCAATGTACCTAATCTGTGATTCGCTAAGATTGCTCAGGTTGTTTAGGTAGGTAGAATGGATGCGCTTGTGTTTCGGATCATCGGCCACATTGTACACCCATGATGTGAAGTCGGCTGGGTTCCAGTCCAGAAATATCTGACCAGTGGTTCTCATTGCCAATTGGTCAAACAGTGGTTTGGTCAATAGGTTGGCTTCATTGATAAAAAGTATATCCCTACCAGGTCCCCTTGCTTTGCTCTCATCCTCTAAGCCAAATAGTTCAATGTAGCTATCGTTTGGAAACGTGTACACGAAATCGGTATAGCTGAAGCAGTTATCATCCCATTGCTGCAAATTATCCATGATAATCCGAAAGTCCCGATATACACCCCGCTTGATGTGAGGTAGGGAATGACTAACAAAACTTATCCTTGTCCTTGGTGTTTGCAGGGCTTTGCCTACTAACAGTTGAACGATTGAATACGATTTACTTGAACGGCTGCCGCCCTCATTGCAGATAATTGGCCATCCGGCTTCCATCGCCCTTAAATTGGCATGGAAAACAGGTGTAGTCTTGATTAGTAAGTTATTCACTTATCGGCTTGTCTTTCGGGTCTGGTTGGGCGAATTGGATAATTGTGCCAAGGTTACCTGTATGCTCTTGAGTAATCTTATCCCCATACTTCTTAGGCTTGAGTTTGGAAGCTATCCATTTGCGGGTTTCTACCCTTAGTTTTGATCGGCTTGTTACTTCCTTGTTTTCCTGCTCATACTCAACATCGCCCTTAACGATTTTCATTAGGTCGTTACTCCCATCGTCAGAAATATCAATCATTTCCTCAATAAGCATATCCGCCTGCTCATCCTTCGCGCGCGCGTATTGTGCTAGGAACTCCTCCCTTTCTCTCAACCATTTCAAAACTGTTCCTACTGATGGCATACCCTCTTGGCTGCAAATTGTCCGTAGGCTGAATGTTGTAGTTGCTATCTGCTCACAGACTTTGTCTGCAAGTTCCTTTGTGTACATATCGGGTCGTCCTCCTGCCATGTTGCTAAGTTAGTAAAGTTTATTTAATGGGCAAAATTTAGTCAAAAGCACACAAAAGCACGGTCTTGTACTATGTCAAATGCTTACTGTGATTGAATAAGCACGTTGGCACGTACTTTTCTAGTATTATAAAATATATACTACTACTATATAGAGATAGAGAGAGAGTATAGGAAAACTGTGCTTTTGTGCTTTTCCTTTGATACCAACAGTTTCAGGCGAAAACTACCGTGTTTTTGTTGTGCTTTTTGTGCTTTTTACAATAAAAAAGCCCCATTTTTAGGGGCTAATTTTACTTTTTTCTATATTTCCCATGCTCTACCCGTTCGAATAGTGATGCAAAATCTTTACGTCTTAGACTAGATTTAAACTTCCTAGTGTTTAAATTAACCTTTGTGCAATATATTTCAGCTTCTGCCATTGTAAACTCATAAGGTAGGATATTGTAAAGATTATCCAATTCGGTAGGTATTCCCGTTTCTACGGTCTTGTGTAGACCTGAAATGATGCGCACGGTATTTTCGGCATAAAAGCGATATAAGCGCCATCCCGCCTCTACTGTTTCAAGATTGATAGTTGGGCTTATCGGGTTGGCTAAAATGGCTATAATCTGGGTTAAACGTGGCAAATAAGCAGACATCTTTGCTTCAGTACCAATGATAAACCCTTCTATCTTGCTTTTGATGCGCTTGTTGGCTTCTTTCAGTCCTATTTTGAAGTAGTAACGGTATCGCTCTTTTGCCTCATCTGTCATGGTTATTTTAATCGGCGGGTAATCTTCTGCGCTTGCGGTCTTGTTTATCTGGTAAAGTTTGCAAACAAGTGTAACCCATTCATGGCACATTGTACGGGATTTGCTAAATGGGTCGGCTTCGGTGTTTAGTTCAATATAGTCACTGTCAACCATTAGGAACCTAGATGCAAAACCGGATTCAATCTTATCCATCGTGAAAATATTTGCTAACCTGGATGGCTGCGTTCCCATCAGTAGGTTAATATTCATGTTTGCAACTACGCGCTCTTTCTCACGGTCAGCTCGGATTTGAGTATAGCGCCCGCCACTAAATGCCTGAGTGAAAAAACTAATACTATCATTGTTTGATTTGAAGCTACCCGCATTTAGGATGGTTTCTGCTTCATCATGATACACGCCCATGCCAACGGTCTGATCTTGACAAAGGGATATATAACCCTCTGTTGTACCGTCAACGGCAAACGGATGGAAGCGTTTTGGTCTTGGTTCGCCGAATGGCTGCTTTGTGGCGGCGGCTTCTAGTTTCTTAGCGGTCCAACGTTCAAGGTCTTTTTTGTATTCTGCGTCCGCTTGGTTCAGTAGTTCCGATAACGGACCCTCGCACATTGATTTGAATGCGGGTGTCTTAC